TGGTCAAGTAGCTGCACAAGTTGCTCAGAAGACTGAACAAAACATTTGGACTGGTAGCTCTGCTATCTCTGGTCAGTTTGCTTCTTTCGATCAACTCTTCCGTGCTGGTGGTTCTGGAGTACTTCAGCCATCTCTCGCTGGTTCTTCAATCACTGGTTCTGCTACCGTTGTTGCTGGTCTTACTAAAGTACTTGATGCCATTCCTGATACCATTTATGGTAAAGATGATTTGGTTATCTATGTATCTACTGCAACTATGAAAGCTTACCAACTTGCTGTATCTGCTAATTATGCAGGTGGTTGGAATCAAGTAAACGTTGTTGGATTGAAGCCTATGGATTTCCAAGGAATTCCTTTGGTTCACGCTCCTGGTTTGAAAGCTAATGCTGCCGTTGCTGCACAAAAGTCTAACTTGTATTTCGGTACTGGTTTGATGAATGACATGAACGAAGTAAAGGTAATCGATATGGCTGATATTGATGGTTCTCAGAATGTTCGCGTAGTAATGCGTTACACTGCTGGTCTTCAGTTCGCCTTCGGTCCAGAAATCGTTTATGGTATCGGTTAATTAAACAACTAAACATTATATTATGGCTTGTAATATTTCACACGGTAGAGTAGAAGAGTGTAAAGAAGGTATATCCGGTTTACACGCAGTATACTTTATCAATTACACCACTGCTTCTTTCACATTAGATGCGGATGATGTAGTTACAGGTTTTCCTACTCCAGTACTAACAGCATACAAATACGAACTCAAAGGTGCAAATGGATTCAACACAACTGTTAATACTTCAAGGGATAACGGTACTACATTCTTCGCTCAAGAAGTAACTATTCAGCTTAAGAAGTTGGATCCAATTATGCAGAAGGAACTTAAACTCCTTGCATATGGTCGTCCACAAATTATCGCACATACACGTTCTGGAGATGCATTCCTTGTAGGTAAAGATGGTGGTGCTGATATGACTGCGGGTTCTGTTAACTCAGGTATCCAATACGGAGACTTTAACGGTTATCAAATGACTTTTGTAGCAAACGAGAAACTTCCTCCATTGTTCCTTGATGGAGCAACTATCGAAGATCCATTTGCTGGAATTGCAAATGCTCCTACCGTTGTTGGTGTATAACTAATATCTATAGGAAACTAAATATAGGGAGCCAAACGGCTCCCTTTTTTTGTGTAATGGTAACATAATAAGGATTTTTGATTATATAGTATATGATAAGTTTATTCTATCCTACACAAAGTGCTAATACCTTTAAAATTAGAACGGCTTTACCAGGTTGTTCTACGCCTCTACAAATAAGATTAGAGTTAGGAAATGAGGATACTCTTCAGTCTAAGAGTGTTACACCAATATCTGCAGTATACGATAGCTTTGGATTTCTTGATGTTGATGCACAACTTGGATTAGAACCTAACTCTCCATACTCAATAATAGTTTGGCAGACTACAGGAAGTGTTGATTGTCAGCAATTATATAGAGGACAAGTAATGTTAATATCAGGTAGTGGTGATGCAGTGAATATAATTGCACCTCCATTCGAATCATATACAGAAACAGTAACAGAATATATACAATTCTAATGAATAAAAGTAAAGTAAAAGTCGTCCTATCTGATGATGGATATATTCTACCAAGAGTATCCGAAACCAGGACACGTAAAAAATGGATACAGTATGGTTTATTTGAGAATGATGATTACTTCTCATATATAACTAAGAGATATCAAACGAGTCAAACTCAACAAGCAGTAGTTGATGGAACTACTCAACTTCTATATGGATTAGGATTAAAATCCAAAGATCTTGTAGTAGAAGAGGCACTTGCAAGACTAACTGAACCTGAAGAAATAAAGCGACTTATACAAGATTACAAATTGTATGGTATAATGGCCATTCAGTGTGTATTCTCATCTAACAGATCATCTATTGATGGATTTTACCATATACCAGTAGATACATTACGTTCAGAGAAATGTGATGATGCTGGTGATGTTCACGGATATTGGTACTCTCCAGATTGGACTAATACTCACATTAATCCTACTTATATACCAGCATTAGGTGAAAGTGATTATGAAAATGATGTTCAGATACTCTATATAAAGAGATATACACCAGGAATGTTTTATTATGCATTACCTGATTGGTATAGTTGTCTACAATATTGCGCTGTAGAAGAAGAGATGTCTAATCTACATATCAGTAATATTAGAAACTCATTTATGCCTGGTGCAATGATAAACTTCAATTCTGGTCAACCTCCAGAAGAAGAAATGGCAATGATTGAAGGTGCTATTGCATCTAAGTTTAGTGGAACAAGTAATGCTGGTCGTTTTATTCTGTCTTGGAATGAAAGTAAAGACGACGCAGCAACAATAGATGTTATACAAAGTGCAAATCTTCATGATAACTATAAGTTTCTATCTGAAGAAGCGCGAGATAAGATCATGTTAGCCAATAGGGTGACATCACAATTGTTATTTGGTATAAAGTCAACTAATGGTTTTAGCAGTAATGCTGATGAATTGAAGACATCCTATGATGTTTTTATGAAAATGGTAATACAACCAACACAAGGAGAGATACTAAAAGGCTTTACTAAAGTATTAGAAGTTGCAGGATATCCAGAATCACAACTATACTTCGAACAACTTGTTCCTTGGGAAGTTGAAAGTGAATTAATTAGTGAAGTTGGTGAAGATAAAGCAGAAGAAATTACAGATTCTAACGAAGAGGTTACAGTTGACAATCAAAATCCTATAGTAAATGAGTAAAACCACATTATTTATAGACCGTAACACTCTAATAAAGAGAAGCGTATTAGGTGGTTCTATAGATCCCGACCGTATTATTCCACATGTCTACACAAGTCAGCAAAAATACATACTTCCAATAGTTGGAACAGTATTATATGCTAAGTTACAATCAGACATTGAATCTGGTTCACTATCAGGCAACTATAAGACATTAGTTGAGGACTATATCACAGACACACTCGTGCATTATGTGGTCGTAGAATATCTTCCTTATAGTTTATATCATATCGCACAAGGAGGTGTCCTATCGTATCAGGGTGAATCCCAGATTAAGCCGGATAAGCGAGATGTAGACTTCCTTCTTCAGAAATCATTACAGACTGCACAATTCTTCTCAGAGAGGTTAACAGATTACCTTATAGCTAATAATACACTATTCCCTGAATACTTCGAGACAAACGGTAAATCAGATAACATATATCCCGATAAAACCCAGAAGTATACAACTAATTGGTACATAAACTAATAGGATGGAAAAGAAGAAATCTTATCTGAAAGGATATAAACCCAAACCTCATAACGTTGAGAAGTTGGCAAAGTATATAGAGAGCAAGGGAAAGGAAAAGAAACCGAAAGCCAAATCACATAAACGATTCTAATGGTAACATATTATAATTACCTTCAACTATTCAATAACGTTCTACTTGCGCATCCTAATGTTGCGAGTTTTAGAGTAGACGAAGTTGAGCCATTAGATGTGCATAAAGCTGGTGTCTATCCACTTGCGCATCTTGTAACTGAAACTATGGGATTAATTGAAGGTAGAATGACATATACCTTTACACTATTAGTATTGGATCGTGTTGGAGATATTGCGAAAGAGGGTAGTGGTAAGAATAATAAACTATTTAATGATTGGAGAGGGGTATCTAATGTTGTAGACGTTATAAACTCTGCACAAGGAGTTGTAACAGACGTCTTTGGCTATCTTAAACGTAATCCACAAGTTGCACAGTTTGAAATAGAAGATGAGGTGATTATATCACCAGTTGTAGAACAAGGTCCTAATATATTAGCTGGAGTTAGTGCACAATTTACCATAGTTGCACAGTTTCAATCTAATGCATGTCTATTTGATATATCTGATAGAGAAGCTATGGGTGCGACAGATGATTGTTGTGATGTTATACCAGTATCACCTTCTCCTACACCAAGTAATTCTCCTATAGTTAGTCCAAGTGTTACTCCTTCAGTAACACCGACTATATCAATAACACCATCACTTACTCCATCAATATCAACTACACCTTCACTTACTCCGTCAATATCAACTACACCAGTAGTAACCCCATCGATAACACCGTCACCTACTCCTAGCGGTAGACCTATACAGTTTAACGATTATATCCTAATGATAAATAATTTAGGGTCTGAGACAAATATTATAAGGGTAGATATAGAAGATTTACTTGGTAATATAATTACAACTGATACACACACTGTTCCTGTATTGTCTTGTAATCCTAATCTATCTATTACAGTACCTATTATTAATGATTTAGTTGTATTAAAAGTGTATAGAAATGGTATACTTAGTCCTACAGTAACAGGTTTTGGTAATGCAACATTCCAAAGTTGCCCTGGTATAACTTTAGGTTACAGCGATAATGTTACTTCAACATATAGCTTTACTTTTCCAGAATTTGGTACCAATATAAATGCTACTTCAATTTTTATATTACCAAATTTTTATCCTGGTGCATTCAAGATTTGGGTATAATGTTTTCAGTAAATCAATATAATGCTGTAAAAACTTATTGTGAACGTATAGTAAAGCGTGCAAAGGCTAATCTACGTCGTAAGAAAAAGATTGCTTCTGGTGCTCTATATGAAAGCATAAAATACAAAATAAATCGACAAACTGAAACGTTCTATTTTGAATGGGATGCACATGGAGATTTTGTAGAGAAAGGAAGACGAAGAGGAGCTAAAATGCCTCCAATAAAACCTTTAGAGAGGTGGATAAAACAACGTGGATTAAATTTAAATGCATTTGCAGTAGCAAAGAGTATTCAAAAGAAAGGTATAAAACCAGTTCCATTTATAACTCCTGAAATAGATAAATCTGAAGACGAGTTGGTTGCATTATTAGAAGAAGCGATAGAGAAAGACTTCTAAGAGTAACAATACACCCTGGTTTGATTATATAATATATGATTACAATAAATCAAACTCCAACAACACCAGCATTAGCACAATCACCATTAGTATTTTCTGTAATAGAAACTAATGGCGCATATACTGGAAGTGGATATCAATATACTGCTAAGTTGTATATGAGTAGGAATGGAACGTTTGCTACAACTCCTGACTATCAAATGAACAAATATCCTAATGCTATAGGCGTAGGAATGTTTGATTTCAGTAAACTTGTATCATCTAAACTTAGAGATCTCATTCTTGATAATCCATCGCAAGTAATACAATATAAAGTTGATTTCTCAGATCAGTGGTATACGTCTTCTATTGATGGTAATATCTTAAAAACTGGAACAGTAAACACAATAACACAAACTGGTGGAACTAACCTATATGCGATTGATGGTTACCTAAAGTTTCCTCAATCAATAAACTCTACACCAGGTGGAGCATGGCCACTAATGACAGATGCTGTAGATTTTCCACAATATGTGTTAATAGACGATATTGGTTATGGGAGTGTTTGGGCACCTACTACTCGAACGTTAACTTATTCAGCAATATACGAAGATAATAC